TGTTCTTTTACAAGTGGTGGGGTTGGGTCGTACTATGGGGATGTCATCAATACCCTGAGAGGAAATGGACACTTAACCCGAGTGCCACATGATCCTAGACTTGATGTTTTTACTGCCTGGGACTTAGGGTATGATGACAGTACGGCCATTTGGTTTGCTCAAATCTTTAAACGGGAAATACGATTAATAGATTATTACGAGGACCACCATAAGTCCTTGAAACATTATATCAAAATCTGTAAGGAAAAACCTTATGTATATGAGGAGCATTTTGCTCCACATGATATAGAAGTTCATGACTATTCTACTGGGGTATCGAGAAGAGATACTGCTGCTGAACTTGGGTTTGATTTTACAACTACTCCTAGACATACTTTAGAGGATGGACATGAGTGGGTTCGTGAAATGCTACCACAATGTTATTTTGACAGCGGTAAAACTTCTATGGGTTTTAATGCGCTATTGGGGTATAAACAAAAGTATGACACTAAGCTGGATGCCTATTCAGAAAAGCCTGAGCGTAATAAGGCGAAGCATGGAGCTGATGCTTTTAGGACTCTGGCAGCGAATATAGATAATATGCGTGACGGTGGTAATGTTGATAAACCTAAAGTCAGACGAGCTTTTAGGCCGATGGTCAAACGCTCGATAGCTGCGTAACGTTACGCAGTTGGAGATCATATGGATTGCTTAACTTTGAAAAATAGGCTAGACGTATTGAGGACAGAACGTTCTACCATAGAAGGTATATGGGAACTCATAGAGCAATTTGTTGTTCCTTTTCGCGCTAAGTTTTTTACTGATGATAGGGGCTATGAAGGCTCCATGAACTGGCGAAGAAGGGAACTGTATGATTCTACTGCTGTAGATGCTAATCAAAATCTGTCCTCTAATTTACAATCCGGTTTGACCAACCCCGCTTATCGCTGGTTCAGTTTAATATTTCGAGATAAGACGTTAATGAAAGATCGTACAGCAGTTAACTGGCTCGAAGAATCAGCTAATCGAGTTTTTCTAGCTCTCCAGGAATCGAACTTCGATTTGGAAGTGAATGAGACTTTCCTTGATCTGACTTCCTTTGGCACTTCTATTCTGACAGAAGAAGTGGAGGAGACTAATGGAGAGTTTACTAATCTTATTTTCTCCTCTATCCCACTTTCTCAGGGCTGGTATGAGTTTAACCATTTAAATGCTGTTTGGTATTTCTATCGGCAGCTCCAGTGGACAGCAGCCCAGATCAAATCTAAGTGGCCTGAGACTACTCTACCGGATAAAGTTCAAGATAAGCTGGATAACAAAAAAGACCCTGGAGATAAGTTCTCTGTTATCTATGCAGTATTTCCTCGGGAAGATAAGATAGGTGTTGATGTAGGTAACGTTATTGCCCCTCTTGAACGGCCTTTTGGTTTTAAGTATTTCATGTATGAAGATGCTGAGATTATCGGAGAGGAAGGGGGGTACTATGAAATGCCCGCGTTTGTTCCGAGATGGAGAAAGACTGCTGGTTCTACTTATGGTCATAGTCCTGCTATGGTGGTGCTATCAGATATTCTTACTCTTAATCAATTAGTTGAGATGATTCTCAAGGCAAACGAGAAGGCGATTGATCCCCCTGTCCTCACAACTCGTAGAGGAGTCTTCGGGGACATTGATCTCACGGCTGGTGGGGCAACTGTGGTGGCTACTCTTGAATCTATTAAGGCGTTTGAATCACAAGCTCGTTTTGATGTTGGAGCCTTGACCAAAGAAGACTTACAAACATCAATCAGAAAAGCTTTCTTTGAAGATCAACTCCAACTCAAAGAGTCTCCACAGATGACGGCAACGGAGGTGCAGACTCGTTTTGAGATGATGGCGAGGTTGATTGGGCCTTCGCTCGGTAGAATCCAAAACGATCTGCACTCTCCGTTAGTTTCAAAAACTTTTAACGCTTTATTCCGTTATAAGAGATTGCCTGAGCCACCTCCAGCAGTAACAGAAAGACAAGCGCAGATTGACATAGAATTCATAGGTCCAATGGCTCGGGCACAGAAGATGGATAAAGTTACTAATATCGAAAGATGGGTAGCTAATCTAGCTCAACTTTCTGAGGTTTTACCTGAGATACTCGATAATGTGGATAGCGATGCTGCTGCTACTGAAACAGCTCATTATCTCACAGTACCACCTGAAGTGGTTAGAACTAAAGCAGCGATATTGAAAATAAGAAAAGATCGGGCAGCTAAGATAGAAGCACAAGAAAAAATGGCGATGGCTACACAAGGCTCAGAAATGGTTAAAAACCTTGGTGCAGCTGGAGGAGGTGGTAATGGTGGAGGACTCGAAGACGTCCTCGGTGGAGCAGGAGAACAAACTCCTGTATAATGTGTTTACTGCTCCAAGAGGGAAGAGAGCATTAGAAGTTTTGGAGAGTTATTTTTATGATCGACCAAGCTATAACCACAAGGAACCGCAGCCCTATCACACTTTTTTTAGAGAAGGTCAAAGAGATGTGGTAGGTTTCATAAAGGAGGCTATTGAATCATGCCAGAACCAGGAAACGAAAATTGGAGTGAAGCCTTCCCTGAGGACGTCAGGGGATGGGATGAAGTAAAAAACTCCGAGAATCCCGAAGCTTTTTGGAAGCAGATGACTGATATGAGAGGTCATCTTGGTCAGTCTATTCGCATACCCTCTGAGGAAGCGGGTGACGAAGACTGGAAAACCTTTAACGAGAAGTTGGTAGCTAAAGTTCCAACTCTTATTAAAAAACCTGATCCAGACGATAACGAAGGGATGGGCTTGTTGTATAAGGCTATGGGTCATCCCGAGACAGCAGAGAAGTATGAAATCCCAAAACTTGAATCTGATACTGAATTAGACACCACACCTATTGAAGTATTCCGACCTATTGCCCATAAGTACGGGTTATCTCAGAAACAGTTTGCTGGAATCATAACTGATATGACTCAGGGCAACGTAACGGCTGCTTTAGTGGATCAAGAAACCCATGCTGGCGCTATGCAATCCCTTAGGACTGATTGGGGGTTAAAGTATGATACCAATATAGAGAAGGCTAAGACGATAGCTAAGATGACTAACGCGCCTAAGCCTTTGTTAAGTTCTCTAGAACTCGGTACAGCTTCAGCAGATACTTTAATATGGTTAACTGAAATGGCTGATAGAATGGGTGGCGAACCCACTAACTTAATTAATGATAAGTCTCAAATTGGAGATATACTGACTCCTGCTGAAGCCAAAAGCAGGCTCAATGAAATCCTCGGAGACAAGAAAAACCCGTATTGGGTAAAAGACCATCCCGATAACAAAACTGCTATCGCAAAGGTCTTCAAACTTCAACAGATGGCCAATCCAGGCGCAGCCACTACAATGGATAATTTGCGCGCAGGGGCAGCTGGTCAATAACTGCGGAACGTTCCGCACTTGAGTCCGAACACTCGGGTAGCTCGTAACTACTAATGAAAGGAAAAGCGACATGCCAAATACCATTGACAATGCGTATGTTCGGACTTTCGAGGACAATGTTCGTTTTCTCGCACAGCAAAGCGATACCCGCCTTCGGGCATGGGTAGACGAACATAACGGCCCTGGCGAAGACCATGTATGGGAAACTCTGGCTTCCACTGAAGCAGAGCAGAAAATCGGTCGCCTTGTTGCAACCCCAGTGAATGACACTCCCTGGGCTAACAGGATGGCTACCATTTCGACCTACCATGCTGGCGATTCCACCGAACAGGAAGACCCCGGCCAGATGCTGATTGACCCCAACTCTAAACTGACCCGAGCCTTAGCGATGGCGATGCGTCGTGAAGTGGACGACGTTATCATCACAGCTGCCACGGCTGCTGCGTCTGATAAGGAAGGCAGTACCACATCTTTCGGGGCGGGGCAAACTGTGGGAGATGGCACGGGTGTTATCTCTCTTGACGTTATTACTGAAGTTCTGGAGATGTTCGATAACAATGACATTGATGAAGATGAAGCCAAGGCTTTTGTTATCGGTCCCACACAGAAACGCAAAATGCTTCAGCTCTTGGAAGTTACCTCCGCAGACTTTCAGACCAAGAAAGCCCTGGCTGATGGTTATCTGCCCAACTTCCTGGGGTTCAACTGGATCGCTTCTAATCGTCTTTTGGTCCCCTCCGGCGGTGAGATAAACTGCTTGGCTTTTACCAAGTGGGGGATCGGTCTACATGTAACCAAAGACATTTGGGCGCGGGTAGCTGAAGACGCATCGGCTTCTTTTGCATGGCGTATTTACACGGCCATGTCGATGGGTTCGGTCCGTGTAGAGGATGAACATGTTATCAAAGTTCACCTGAAGGACGCCATGTCATAAACCTCCTCACCTTCAGGTATGGCAGGGGGTCAGGCTGCGGACCCCCTGCTTAAACTTAATTAAAACGGAGATTGTAAAATGGCAGAACAAGCTGTAGTAAAAAGTGTGATAGAGTCTATCATCTCAGGTGTTAGGAGTCATCTGTTCAGAACTATAGCAGGTGGCGCTGAGGAACGGCTTGCTTCTCCTCCAGTTAGTGGTGATTTTAAAGGTGGAACCAGTGTAGTTATACCAGCAACCCAGGTTATTGTAGCGGGGGTAACTGCTCAGATCAGTTCCTGTACGTTCACTGATGATGAAGGTAACATATTCAGCGATGCTTATGACATTGTTGAATGGTCAACTAGTGATGCCGCGAAGGGAACTGTTGACAAGAGTGGAAGAGTTACCAAAATCGGTGCGTCTGATGTGATAATTACTGCTACCTGTTTAACCAAAACTGACACTTGCACTGTAAGTGTGACTTAGAGGAGGAACAATGCCAAGACGAGATGGTATAAATCGTAGACAGGTTCCCCAACTTAAGAAGGCGTTGAATAGTGGAGTACCAGTTGTTCAGATAGCTGGTCACTTCAACGTTGAGGTCAAAGTTATATTCGACTTTGCCAAAGGTTGGGGGATTAAACTAAAGGAAACCCCTGACTCCATAGCTCTCAAGAAACATGATGAGATGATTGAAGCGGAAGTGGCTAAACGATTGGCTGAGAGAGAAGTTCTTGGTGCGAAACCTGCGAAGATGGAACTGAAGCCACTGGGTAAAGGGGACAAAAAATAACCGTGTCTTAGACACTAGCTGCGTAACGTTACGCACAAACTCATAAGGAGATAAAACCATGCCAGGTAAATTTGCCTATGGTGAAAAAGTTGACACTTTACTCGGGACAACCGAAACCATTGACCTGCGTAAATCGGCCAGAATATTCCAGGGAACTGTTACGGCTGCGTGTATTTTAACGCTGTCCAATGCCCCTGAAGGATTCACGGAATTAACTTTCTACCTCACCAATCCGCATACCAATTTCGATATTCTTGGTGCTCTGTGGACTGCCGGAACCAAAACCTTAACTCAAAGTGGTGTGGACTATCTGAAGATCGGTGTTCTTCGATCCGGGTCTTCTACTACCATTTTTCAGATGAGCAAAGAGTTGGCTTTAGCAGCTGACTAAATCTAAGGAGGAGGAGGAGTCATGAGTCTCTCGGAAGTTGGAATATGTAATTTAGCTCTTGGTTGGCTAGGTGCTAACCTCATAACATCATTAGATGATGATTCAGAAGAAGCTCGTCTATGTGATGCTAATTATGAAGCTGCGCGTGACGCTACGTTAGAAGACCGTAACTGGGTATTCGCAACTACTCGACGGACCTTGACTCCTCTTGCTGCTGCACCGGATTTTGGGTACAGTAATGCTTTTCAATTACCGTCAGATTGTATTAGGGTTGTTCAAGCGGATTCAGATGAAGATCAAACAGTAGGTGAAATGTGGGAAAGAAATGAGGATACTCTTCTTGCTGATGCTGAAGTACTGTATATTCGATATATAAAAAGAATCACTGATACTGTAAAATTCTCAGCAGGTTTCGTCCAAGCATGTGCTGCTCAAATCGGGGTAAACATAGCTATTGCTATAACAGGTAGCAAAGATATGCAAACCCTAATGGAAGCGATGTACGAAGACAAGGTGGGTAGAGCCGGTACTATGGATGGGCTGCAGGGTAAAAATAAAGAATTACGATCCACTAAACTAACTAAAGTGAGGTAGCTATGAAAAAATTAATAATTGCTTTACTGTTTGTGTTTGTTACGTCCTTTGCTTTCGGTGCTTCAACAATGGTTACAGAGGATAAAGGCGAGTTTATAAGCGGTGTATCTCGAATAAGAACTCTCACTGTTTTGGGTACTGCTCATACAGATGGGAGTTTTTCTGTGCAGCTTACTGACTCTATGTTTAATCATATTAGGGGATGGATGATTACTGAAGTGCGGATCAGTAACTCTACAACTCAAACAGACCCTACAATAAATTCTGATGTTACTTTTACTCTAACTGCTTCTGGTTTTGATTTACTGTATGGTGCTGGAGTTGACAGGCTTGACAATGACGCGATTAATCAGTTTGTCACTATTGAAGCTGGTGCGTCAGCTTGGCCCCTTAAAGTGGTAGATCGCTTCTTTGTGGAGGTTGCCAATAACTCTGTGAGTACTGCGATATTCAACATAATGTTGATTCTTGTACCCAGTAACTAACTGCGTAACGTTACGCATCTGAGGTATTATTATGGCAATAAGATTCAAGTTCGCTGACTCTTCTTATAAGAGAACCGCAAACGCATTACTATACACCGGACCCTGTGGTATAACAGGTGTTAAGATTAATACTGATGGCAACAACAATGCCATACTGACCATATATGATAACACTTCTGCATCAGGTGACATTGTTGAGGAGTTCACTGTTCCTGCTGCCAATATGTATGGGGGGCGAAATTGGGTCACTCCTGTTAAATGCGAGAATGGGATTTATGCGGTTATCTCTGGGACTAATGCTGCTTATTTTATAGAGTATCTAAGCGAACAAAAATTAGTGGAAAGCACTTACTCTTAAACTAAAGGAGGAATAATGGCTTTAACAGAATTGCAATTACCGGCAAAGGATCGCTTCTACAGGGCATTACAAGGCGCAGCCACTGAGATGGATAGTTTAATGACTCGCTGGGCTAACTTGGCTGAGTTTGTTGCTCTTGTTGAGACAGCCGATCTTGATGCTATGGAAGTCCCAGTTGGTCAGGTTAGGACTGACATGGTTGATTTTAGAACTGTGTTAGAGGAAATGGTTTCCTTATACAATGGGGATTCTGTAGTACCCACAAACGCGCCTAATGAAGTAATTGATAAAATCCGAGCAATCTAAAAATGACAATTTCAAGGCTTGGGACAAATACAAATGATTCAGGCAGCGGGAATCTCTCGTTTAGTCATACTCTTGTTGCGGGTTCAGATCGCAAGGTTGTAGTTTTCATCGGTTTTGAGAATGACGGAGACAGAACGCCAACTGTTACATATGGTGGCGAGACAATGACCGAAGGTGCTGGATGTAAAACAGGGGCTTCGGATTTACTAAATGGCGCTTATGTTTTCTATATAGATGAAGTTGATCTTCCAGCTAATGGAGCAAATACTGTAGCTGTTACTTTTTCAGGAGGTGCGAGTCAATTTGAAGCAGTTGCGTTGTGTGCTGAATTCGGTGGTGTTGCTTCGGGCATTGAGGATTCAGATAGTACTTGTGAGGGTTCTCCTGGAAATGATACAATAGAGACAACTGGATTCAGTGGTGCTGCTGATGATCTTTTTTGTTCCGCTTATACTTCCGGTCAGGAAGGAAGCAACTGGACATACGGTCAAAGCCAAAATGAGTTATTGGATAGTGAGCTTAGTAGTTCTCGGCATGGATTCACCGATTTAATAAATGGTTCTATATCAACTTTAGAAGCCACATTTGTTAGTGGTGCAAATAGGCTTGGTGCTGCTGCTGTACATTTCATTACTTCAGCAGTTGAAGCCGAACTTGAACAAGAGGGCTTCAGATGGCGAAACGATGATGACGATGAAGCAGATGCCACATGGCGTCAGAATCAAGATGTCGATGACGAAATTGCGAGGGAAATAAATATCAGATTAAGAACTTTGTTAAACGCAACAGGTGATCCCGATTCACAGCAATATGAACTCCAATATAAGGAAACATCAGATGGCGCAGGTGAATGGCGTAAGGTTCCGTTAGCGTGACAACTCACGGAACATTTACTTTTGATGCAGAAAATGACTCGGATTGTCAGCGTTTTGATTTTACGAGTGATGGTAACGGCCAGACCAGTGGAGTGCTTATATCTGGTCCTGGTACTGCTGCTGATTTTTGTCATGATACCAATGGCGGTAACTCAGCAAACGTAGGCCCAGATTTTGGACAGGGTGGCGACCCCGACGGTTATTTATATACTGAATGTTCATCACCAGGAGCATCCGGTGATGAATACACAATGACTTTTGATACCCTCCTTGATGCACTTGCTGAACAATGGCAGTTCAATTTTTATTGGTGTCAACGAGGTCCAGCAGCAGGAAACAATGACGCATTTTGTGAGGTACAAATAAATGAAGATGGTGGTGGATGGGTAACAGTAGCAACTTTTGGGGGTGTGGGCGAAGATTCAACTAGTACCGTATGGAATTATGAATCTGTTGATCTATCTGAGAGTGGAGTAAATGTAGACGAAAATACTCAAGTAAGAATTCGCATTGAGTCTCAGTCTGAAACTTCATGGCACGCAGATTTTGGGATTGATACTGTAACTATTGTTGGAAGTCCTGCGGGAATCACAAGTGTTACGCCCTCCGAGTTTGACATGGACAATGCTGATATAGACATTACATCTTCGGGTGACGTATTCGATGCAAGCGGAAATGATGTCTACATTTCAGATGCTGATACGCTGGCAGGATCAGCAAATGAAGTAGATATATCTTCAGCTATCAACACTGAGTCTACATCTCTTATCAATCTTGACCTTACGCAATTATCTGCTGGCGAATTAGCTTCATTACATACATTAGGTCCAAGTGCCACGCGATATATTATTGTTGACGCCGTAGGCGGTGAATATTCTTATCCGATAACCCTTCATAGACCTGAAGCATTTGTGATGTCACTTAGTAGTGAGTTTGCTCCAGGGGCTACTACAGTACAGCTTCTGGCTCCAGCAACAAAGACAACTGGAGATTTTAATGCAGGTCGAATCGAAGAAGTAGCTAACCCTGCAACTGCGATTGATATAACCGATGAGAATTACACTGAAGTTGAATCTTGTTTTCAAGCAACTGTTAATAGTCGTGAAGTTCAATATGATTTTAGAATTGAAGGATTAGACACATATACCGTAACACCACAGCTAACTATTTCAGCTGCTGTGGGAAACGCCATGCCAATGGCTATGAATGATTTTAGGAGAAGGAGAGTCCAATGAATTTTTTAAAACAGTCTACAGCATACACACCTATCATCGGGCCATTTGTGGATGAGACAACTGGTAAAGACGCTGAAACTGGTCTGACCATCACACAGGCAGAGGTACGTTTGTCTAAAAATGGCGGTAACATGGCTCAAAAGAGTGAAGCGTCATCTTGTGTTCATGATGAGCTTGGGTATTACACTTGTCCTCTGGATACAACGGACACTGGTACTATAGGCAAGCTTCGGCTTATGGTGCATGAGACTGGAGCACTCCCTGTTTGGGAAGATTTTCATATCCTTGCTGCGAATGTTTATGATTCTATATTCGGAGCAGCATCTGATAAACTTCAGGTGGATACTGTTGAAGTCAGTGGTACGGGTCAGACAGCTAATGATAATGGCGCAGACATCAATGCCATTCTTGCAGATACGGATGAGCTTCAAACTGATGACATTCCTGCTGCTATCGCTGCTCTGCCAACTGCTGTTGAAAACAGAACTGAAATGGATTCCAACAGCACTCAGCTTGCAGCTATTGTAGCTGACACGAATGAACTTCAGACAGATGACATACCTACCACGTTAGCTACCATAGCGGGTTATCTGGATACTGAAATAAATGCTATCCTTGCAGATACCAATGAACTCCAGTTAGATTGGATGAATGGTGGTAGACTCGATCTGATCATTGATGCCATTCTTGCAGATACGGATGAACTCCAAGGCGATGATATTCCAACCTTGATTGCTGCTCTACCAACTGCTGTTGAAAATAGAACTGAAATGGATTCCAACAGCACTCAGCTTGCAGCTATTGTGGCTGACACGAACGAACTCCAGAGCGATGACATTCCTACTTCCATCGCTGCTCTGCCTACAGCAGTAGAGATTCAAGCTGAAATGGAAGAGAACGGTGCGAGTATGCTTGACTCCTTGCGTGACGGATTAACTGATCAACGAATGGCTAATCTGGATGAATTGGGAGCTGCGAATCTGCCATCTGACATTGATGCCATACTTGCAGACACTAACGAACTCCAGGTTGACGATGTTCCTGGTCTGATAGCAGCTTTGAATAACCTTTCTGTCGCTGATGTATGGACTGCGACTGAAGACATAACTGGTGATGCTCATACTTACAAGTCTATTCTGGCCAGACTGTACTCTCACATGAACAATGAGATGAACATCACTGACGCTACTGGATACATGGAATTGAGAAATGCTGCGGATAGTGCGGAAATGGCTAACTGCACAATCACTGATAACGCCACAACGACTCAGAGAACTGAACTGACCTGGGCGTAATAACTGCGTAACGTTCCGCAGTTGGAGGTCTTATGGCACTTCGATCAGGAATAGATACTGTCGCAATCGTAACCTACGGGGTTTACACGGAGACATATGTTTCTTCTACTGGTGGTGGAAACATAGCAAGTCTGTTTGTCTCTAGGGGCTTGATTGAGTCAGCTCCAGGTATCCTTGCTATTGTTAACCTTATGATGTATTACATTAGGAGGAGGAAAAATGGCTAAGAATAAAATTCCGATACTGAGGGAAAAGGTGTATGATAAGCTAGCCCGAGAGTATGATTTCACGGAAATACTTATGCCTTACAGGGAAGGCGGGAGTTCCGATCATCCGGTGGAAAGAACATGGGGTCTAATTATTAGCTGGTTATTGGATAAGAAAAAATATCCATTAGATGTGATAGGCGCAGCCATCATGCTAACTATTGACCACATAAAAAGAGAAGGTGATTTCAAGGGTGATGGAAAATTTGGTAGTGCTGGAAATCAATTTGACCAGACCCTTCTTGGCATCTGTGACCAAATCCAAAAACAGAAGCTGGTGGATTTGACTTACAAGAGTATAGTTGAATCTCGAACACCCCACATGCAATTATTTATATCAGGTCAAGTGTTTAACTCTATACCTTGGTGGGTAAAAATATTCACTTGGTCGTATTGGCAGTTCAAAAAGATAAGGAGGAAGAGTGGCACTCCGAAGCGGAGTTGATCTAATAGCTATTGCAACTAGGGGTGTGTACACTGAAACTTACGTGTCATCTACTGACCCCGACAACATAGCTAGTCTATTCGCATCTTATGGACTTTTGGAGGATACACCTTACTTTGATGTGTCTCCTGACAGAACTACAAGAGGTGACTGGTTGTGGGAATACTTCG